GGGCGTCCCATGTTGGGATCGTAGTAAACCTTGCGGAAAGCGGAGCCACCAAGAGGCAGAGAAAACAACATACGCTCTGTCTCTGAGCGATACTCGGTCATCTTCTCAGTCAGCAAATAGTTCAGATAGTCTTGAACACGGTTTGCTTGGTTTTCTTTCTCGTTGGTAATGGTGCCAACGACGGAAGTTTTGACAGGGCCGCTGGCGGGGAACAACTCCTGTATCGCCTGTGACTGAAACTTAATCACCGACTCTGTAAGCAGCGGGTGGAACACCCCACAAGCACCGTCCCACGGCGTTGTCCTGTCTTCGTGCTTCAGCCCTAAAAGATCCAAACCCTCAACGTAGGTGCGCTCCCAATCAGAACGGCTTTCTTTGTCTGACTTGAAAGAGCCAATCAGATCAGTAGCGATACCGTACAGTTCGCCCTCATCGATGAACTCAGCAAGGTTGGCATCGTGAGGAACTGCGCCCATGGGCAACACATCGGGATCGAAATCAATCAGCATCCCGCCATCTTCTGTTTCTATAGAAACAGCTTCAGGATTAACGATCTCTATCTCTAGGTCTGGCTCATCGCCGGTTCCCTGAGAAAAGATCGTGTCTGGCGTAGCCAGAGGGCGATCAATAGCCATCTATCCGTTCTTCGTGAACTTCTGAGTTCGAGCCGCACCAGAGCCACGGGCAACGGTGTTTCCTCCGTTCTTTCGATCCATCATGGTGGCACCGCCATTCGCCATCATCTTGGGAGACATTCTCACACCATCCTTGGTCATCATGCTCATGGTTTTGCCGCCACCCATCATCTTGCCTTTACCATCTACGGTGAAGGAGGGCACCATCTCACCTGTCCTGGGATCTTTAGACATAGGCATTTTTGTGCTTTTGCCAGATGCCATCATCTTGGTAGACATCTTAGTCTTCTTGCCACCAGCCATGCCCATCTTGGTTCGTCTTCCGCCAGCCATACCCATTTTGGTTTTCTTGCCACCGGCATAACCCATCTTGGTTTTTTTGCCGCCAGCGTAGCCCATTTTAGACTTCTTCTTCATCGCCTGCTCCTGCATAGAGGTTATCGAATACTTGATTTACATCTAACGTGTAATCTAAATCAGATTTGCTGTAGTGAATGTGCTGCGATGGTCTGAAGTCTGGGGCACCTTCGCCCACCTCGAACCACGCAGGATGCGTCACTCTAACCCGATTGTTGGGCAAAGCAACGATGTTTCCTGTCCACGGCCCTGCATCCAAAAGCTCCATCACATGCGACTGCTTGTGTTGTGCAGGATCATCCGCGATCTCATTGTTGGTGTAATCCACGGTGAACAAATACTTAGCCGGATACATCTCACCATCAATCTTTGCCAGCCAAGGACACGGCGTACACCGATCAAGCACATACACTGAGTGCTCTCTGGAACTGCAATCCCAAGGCTGCGCTGCCCATGTGGGCATTGGGTCAGGCCACTCTTCTAACGGCGTATCAGCAACCAAACCCGTAATCGGCATCCTTGCCCACATCGCACCGCCATGAACATTTGGTTCATCGCTATCGTAGGTTTCTGCCCCGGTGAATATCACCTGGAAACTCAAGCTACGACACGGCATGGTGGTTACAGCGATTGCCATCGCATGTAAGAACTCACCGTGATACTTGATGTGGTTGTGTGTGTATTCCTTCCTAACCCAGCACTTGAAGTACGGGATGTTGCTTTGCAAAAAAGCCATTAATAGTAGTTCGCTTTTCTTGAGTAAAAGGGTTCGTCTTCTTCGTCCGAGCTTAGTTTAAGAAAGCCACCCTGACGGAATCTAAGCAGCGCCTGTGTCGATGAGTCCACAAGGTCATCGTGTTCGCCAGAAGGAAAAGCAGCGAACTCCTCGATCACTTCTTCAGCGAATCGAGTACCAGGTGCCCACACTATGCCGGATGCAAACAGATCCGCAACAGCATTCACCCGTGCAATCTTATCGTTGCCACGGGACGGAGTGTATTCCGAAACAGGTATCCCCATCGCTCGTAGCTCAAATATCAGCGGCGTACCGGCAGCTTTTGCCTCCACGATAGTGGCATCAGGTTGCCAGTCCACATAAAACTCTTGGGCTGCTTTCTTGAGTTCCGGGAACTCTAGGCGCTCTTTGAAAGCATCCAGTAAAATAATGTTAGGTTGGGTAACCCCCTCATCGTCGGGCCTGTAGAAAACGCCCCACGTTGTGCAAGCCGAATAGTCTGAGCGTTGTGTTTTTAAAAACGCCGTATCCCAAGACTGAATGATGAACTCACAGGGTGGTGGTCTTTCCTCTTGCCACTCCTGCCACCATTCTCGTTTGACCAGCGCACCCTCCTCGGAAGTGGGGTTCTGCTGATACTGGGCATTCCATTTCGGTGCCGGTAATTCATTACGAAGCGCGGTCAACTCCTCTAGCGACCAAAACTCCGGCCACAGGGCTTTGCCTGATGGCATGATTGCGGGAAACTCAATCACCTCCCACTCATCCACACCGGCACGCTGCACCGATGATTTTATAATCTGTCCTGTCAGATCCCGTTTGTGCCAACGGGTCATCACTACAATGATCGCGCCACCAGGCTGTAAACGCTGACGTGGGCCTGATGTGTACCAGTCATACACTCGATCAAAGACGCCTGCATCTGCACTCTGGCCTTCCTGCTCAGAATGCGGGTCATCGATGATCAACAGATCCGCACCTTTACCAGTCACGGCACCACCTACACCAATAGCGAAGTATTCACCGTTCTTGCTGGTGCTCCATCGACCAGCAGCCTTGCTATCAGATCTCAGACCTAAACTCGGAAAGACCGACTTATAGTCATCACTATCGACCAGGTTTCGCACCTTACGACCAAAACC